ATACGTTGTCATTGTTACGATCAACATAACCAATCGAGCTAACATTATCAATTAAACCACGACGTACACCAGCTGGAGCAAACCACGGATAGCTAACTGCATCACTACGGATCATTGTGCGTAACATCATATGACTTGGTGGAACAACTACAGAGTTGCCATCTAAGTTAGTTGCTAAACCACTTGGATAGTAAACACCTAGATATTCACTACGGCTTACTAGTCCGGTTTCGCCATTGTCTGCAGCAAAGTTAACGTTACGAGCCCAATTATCAATTGATGTACTGTCTGATGGTAGATCAATTGGACTATCACCGATAATAAACGCTGTGTTTAAACGATCGTTATTTAATGTAATCATGTCTTGGATCAATTCTGTGTAACCCGGGCAGCAAATTAAGTTAAACTGTGTTTGGTCTTCGCGTAATGTTGTGCTTGATGCAATCGCAGCTTTCATTGCTTCTGTAACCACGCTACGTTGTGCTTTGTAACCAAAGTACGGAATACCTGTAGTTGGGTCTTCACCGCTAGAACTTACCCATGCATCAGCTTCTGTACTACCAACTAAGGCTAGTTCTGCACTAGTAAAGTAGTCTGCTTTAAATGATTTTACATTATAACCACTACGACGTGTATTAAACAATAATGTACCACGTGCATATAGTTGGTAATCAGGAGCATCTGGATCTAAATGATCGCTAGTAGTTAATCCAACAATCGCTGGGATCGTGTCTGTGATAATATTTACATTACCAGTTGCTGACCAACGTGCATCTGCAAATAAAATACCGTCTGCATCAACATTATCTGTATTATCAATTAAGTTCCATGCAATACCATTGTAGCGATATAGTACTGGGAAGTTGGCCAAATCACCTGTGTCAATCCACAAATCACCTGCTACCAGTTGACTAGCACCGTCACTTTGTGTTGTTGGTTGACTAGCACTTAAGATAACACCGCTTGCATCCGTGTTTGTTAGGTCATAGCCACGTGCATCGTTTGAAACGTTGCGATAACCTTTCCAACCCGTGCCGTCATGCATCATAACGTCTACTTCTGTAGGATCACTGTAATACCACAATGTACCTTCCGAAGGGTTGCTATATGGAGCAGTGTCACCATAGAAGTAAGTCAACGGTGTGAATGGACTTGCTAGATATGTCACACCAGCTGATAATATTTGAACATGGTTGTCAGCAAGTAGACCTGCTGTCGCTAACGGAGTACCTGTAATTTGCGTAATTAAAATAACGCCACCTGCTAGATGTGACAAGAAGATCTGTCCACTTGCGTTAATCCCTGCTGCAATGTTGGGTAATCCTGCCGCTAAAATATCAGCAACTAAACTACTTGCAGTTGTGCTACTTAATGTAACAGTAGCGTTAGCTAATGAAGCACTTGCTGGTACACTTACGTCTAATCGGAAGCTATTTGCGGCTGTATATGTTGCTGATCCGCCTGCTACTGTTCCAGTAAGGGTTAATATGCCGGCTACATTTTTGATGTAAGGTTTAAATGTAGTTGTAACTGTGCTTAAGGTATCATATTTAACATAGATTGTACCTGCGGCTAAACCTGCACCGCCAGCAACTGGATCTAATGCTATAATTGCAGCGGCATCTGTTGCATATAACGGAGCTGCTAATTGTGTCCAGCTATCTACGTTAGCATCGTATTCTTTGATAGCCCAACTTGCACCATTGCCTGTTGCTGATGTTTTTAACCAGATAGAACCATCTGGGCGTGTTGTTACATCTGTTGAGCGCCATGCTGGTGGATTTGTGTAACTACTAAATTGCAGTGCAGGACCGTTATAAGTGTATGTTGTGCCACCGCCACTTACTGTGCCTAAGTTACTATTTAAAATACCTAAATTACTTGCGCAGTCAACGTTGCTGCCTAAGAATACGTTACCTGTAATAATTTGCAGTCTGTCTGCTGTACTTGTAGCAGTGTCAATTGCACCACGGACGTTACCAGCTGCGTTGCTGTAAATAATAGTACTACCATTTACAAAGATTTCTAATTGGTTTGTGCTGTTAACTCGAGCACTTACGCCGCGTAATGTTGCCGCATTAATTGCACTAGCTGCAGAGGTTACAGTTGTACCACTAACAGTAACAGTATTACCATTAATAATCATTTGACTACCGCCAGTTACAGTTGGACTAGCCACTGACCCTGTAATTGTTTGTACTACTGATTTCCAGCCGTCACTACCAACTAATACCCAAGCGTTGTCGTAGCCTTTATAGTAAATAGGATTACTTGAACTTGTACCAACTACAGCATAATTACCAATTGAACCAAATGAGCTCAGTGGAACGCCATTAGTTAGATAGTCAGTATCAGTAATTACTGCGATGTTGCCTTGTTGGTTAAGGAATCCGTCTTCTTGCGACCACTCAAACACCCCCCATGATGTACTACCGGTTGCAGTATCTAACCAGTATGTACCATCGGTTGCTGTACCTGTTGGACGAGTACTTGTACCTGCTAGTTGAGCCAGGTCAACATTGGCACGTTGTACATAAATTGTATTTGTTACTCCCAGTGCTGAGTAAGCAGCTAATAAGCCGTACTCATTAAGCTGACTGTCATTAACTGGGTTACCTGCCGCGTCAAGCTCAAAATTAGGACTACCAAAAATATTAACCAGATCACGTTGACTGGTAACTGTAATAATTTTTTCTGCATTTGCAATAGTTGTTCCAGTTGCTAGCGTATTGCCAGGTGCTAGTTTATCTTGCGCTGTAGCAAGTAAAACAAACGGAACAGTACCAGCTTGTGTAGATACGTATTGGCTTTGATCAATTATGGTAACTGATACGCCAGGTGAAGTTAAGACTGCCATGTTAAGTATTCCTCTTTAAATGTTACTACTTTAAACTATTTATAATTATTTGGTTAAATCAATGGTCTAAGCCGCCCTTTAAAAGGTTTGCGCTCTGCTATTAGCTAAATACGGTATGGAATACAGAAAATTATGTGATGTTTGTGGTAAAAAGCCCTGTGCAGTCAACTATAAGCTGTTCGACAAGACATATTATAGGACTCGATGTGATAGTTGTATTCGTAAAAAGAAAAATAAGCCTGCGCCTATACCTAGTTGGCATAAGGCAGGTTACAAAAAGAAACCGCACTGTGAAAAGTGCGGCTTTAAGGCAAAGTACAAGGAGCAATTATTTGTCTACTACGTTGACGGTAACCTCAACAATAATAGTGGATCCAACTTAAAAACTATATGTGCTAACTGCCAATATGAAGTAGCCAAAGATGGACTAGGCTGGCGCCAAGGTGACCTCGTTCCCGATTTTTAATAGTTCTTCTATTTGCTCATACAAGTCTTCAATGGTACCATCGTTGGTAATAATCTTATCAAACTTACTACCTACCCAACTATACTCGCTAGCATGAACGCCTGCATCGTCTAGAGCATGTTTACCCAACGCCCAGCCGATACGTTTTTGACCTTTGTTGTAGTTCTTAGCATGCTCGTACCATTCTGGTTCTGGGCCACGTTTAACTCTAAGCACTTTAGCACCAATGTTTTTAAGAGCTTTAATTTCATTTGGAAACCGGCAGTCGGTAATAACAATATCGTCTTTACTCTGTAGTAGTCTGTTCTCTAAACTAGCTACCCACATATCGTTATGAAATCCCCTGCGTATCACTTCTGTGCCCCAATACTGTAGGACCCAACGTGGTGTAATGTCTTGTTTTAGGCGTTTACTCCACCACTCGTCTTTAGTTTCGCGCCATTCGCGACTTTGTTTAGTACGACCCTCAAGTAACTCACGATCCCAGCCAAACACTACGCTTACAGCATCTTTAAGACTGTTAGCAAAACTTTCTCTTTTGTAACCATGGAAATTAACTAGATAATCAGCTACAGTGTCTTTGCCAGACCCTATGAAGCCGCAGATGGCGATGATAGAACTCATGAAAACTCCTAATTGATATACTATTTTATTACAGATAGATTACTATGTCTAGCAGTTTGGTTAAGTACTAGCCCATTATCCAAGTCAATGGTTGGCCGCCGTCAACAAAGTTTTTAAGATCTTCGTCTAACTTGTCTATTAATTCTTTAGCTTCTGCTTTAAGTGCTGTACCGTTAAGAGTAGTGCCGCCTTGTGGGCCTGCGATACTACCAAACTTTTCACGTGCCTGGCCAATACTCATCATTGTCAGAGCATACGCATAGTCTTGTATCCAGGGGAATACCTGCGGGTCGTTAAGCAACATTAGATCTGGTTTGTAGTTGAACACATGTAACATAACTGTTTCAGTGACGGCTGTTTCTGGTGTGCTAGGAGAACTTACATAAGTAGATGCTAGCGCCATGTCGTTTACTACTGTTGATCCCAATGCTGCTGTGTTTAAAAATGTAAAAAATTGTTGTGTAGGATCTACCGTGGTAATAGTATATGTGCCGTTGTATCCCGACACACCGCAACCTGTAATAGTCACAACACTACCAACACTCACACCCTGCCATGGTCCTTGATTAGAAATTTGGAATGTGACAGTACTACCCGGTGCGGTACCGGTAGCTGATAAACTTCTTAATCTTAAGGTAGCACCGCTACCTTGGAATGGAATTTTACGAACAAGAGTAAGTTTTTTAGTAACTTTGTTCCAATAGAAGTTCATAAAGCCACCAAACATACGCATCGCCAGCTTTTGATAGTCTACGAACAATTCATAGTTGGTTAACCCACCAACACGGCCAGCTACTAACATATAAGTGTTTAAGTAACCACTAGAAAATGGCTCAAATTGACTAGCTGAGGTACCTGTTACACTACCAATACCACGACGATAAATTTGTTTAACTTCCATAATAGTATTAGGTAAGATGTATTCTTGTGTTTCTGGATATAAATCTAAAAACGCATAACTTTCCTCTACACTGTTAGAACTCTTTTGACGATAACGAATAAGGGCTTGTTTAATACCCATGTCAAAATGTTCTTTATCGGCTTCGACATCAATCATACCATAGCCTAAGCGTAGGCGGATATAGTCAACTATATCGTTTTGTAGACTTTGTACTGTAGTTAATTGAGCTTGGAGATTAGCATCAAACGCAATTTGTCCCGAGCCCGAACCTGTATATGGATTATAAAGGCTATCTGTTAGAAGACTGCCGGTGGCTGTTAGGTTGCCCTGTGCTGTAACGTTTGCTGGTAATAAAGACATTTAAATTATCCTGTTATACTATATTTATTATGTTTTTAGTATAACAGGTTAATTCAATTATTGAATTTTTAGTAGGACTGTATCTTCGTTGATACGTCCTGTAAGTTTAACTTCTGTAGTTTTAATGTTTTCTAAAAACTTGCGTAGTTCTACTTTATTAGCACTCATAAACTCTTTCAACTGTACCTCAGGTTTACGTACAGTTTTCTGTGTACTCTTGGCTTCACTGTATCCTATAATAGTAGTACCTTTAACATTTAAGGCTCCACCTAATTCTTCAGCTACATACTTACCAAGTTTGCGAGTTTTAGCATTGTAGACCCATAAGACCTGTGCACCAATGATATCTACCGGGTTAACGCTTACTAGCTTAAGTGTGGTTTCTGTTTTTAGATATTTAAGTTTAGCAACAAGTTTCTCTTTGGCAGGTGGTTTACGTACACTTGCTTTCTTAGTTGCTTTCTTAACCTGTCCGTATTGTGTAAATCCATCAAACAGGGCAGTATAGAACGCATCATAACGTTTCCAATCTGCTGTTTTCATATAAGCATAAGCATCTTTAAGATCTTCATCTTTAGTTGTCTTAGCTTCTTGGAACTCAGCATAGTGACTTTCAAATATAGCTACAATTTTACCTAGCATAGCCTGCGGCACATTCTTACCTATTAGGTAATCGTATGCTTTAGGATCTACAGTTTTACCTTCGTATAGGCTGTCTTCTAACTCTAAGAAATGAAGCTCATGCTTCTCTGCTATTACATTCATACGATCTTGTATTGTAGGCGCCTTAACTTCAATCTTAGCGGCCTTTTCTTTAGGATCGACCTCAACTGTCCTTTCATCTGCATCATCTAATTCTAATGTACGATGAACAACACCAATGATATATTTAATATGTCGTTCTAATAACGGCATGCCTTGTGTATGTGCTTTAATCAGTGCAGGAGCAGTTAACGGAGTGTATCCGTCTGTGCTTTTAGCAAAGCGTGTAATAGTTACCGCATCTAGTTTATGGGCAACACCAGCAGTTTGCTTTAACCAATCAACCAAATACTTCTTAAGTTCTTTGCTGGAATAAAAATAGTTGTAGTAGCGTAGACTTTGACGCATATTAT